ACGCTTGATCAAGCAAAGCATATTGGTCTGGTCAAGCCTAGTAGCGGATGGCATAAGTATCCAAGGGCGATGCTTAGAAGCAGATGTATTTCGGAAGGCATACGCGCAGTTTATCCAGGCTGTGTCGTTGGAACCTACTCAGTCGAGGAAGTCCAAGACTTTGACGATAAACCAGCGAAGGTTAGTTCTCCTGAAGTCAAAGATATGGGAGCCGCAGAAGTCGTTGAGGCCGTTCAGTCAAGTAAGAAGGTAGGTGAGGATTTTTTGCCGCTGTTGGTTCCAGGTCAAGAGGAACCATTCGATATGGTGGAGAACCTAGAAGATTGGCAGACTTCATTCCACTCAATGATTTCGCGGGTAAAGGCAAGCCCTAAGTACAGCGAGAAAGAGAAGCTGGACAAGCTAAAGGCATTCAAATTGGCGAACCAATCCATCATTGAGCAATTAAGCAATGAGGCTAGGTTGCGTGTATTAGCAGCAGTTACTAACGTGGAGGAAGTATGAAGAGTCATCAAGGGGAACCAGGCAAGGGCGTTCTATTCCAGAACGATAAGAAAGCACCAGGCAGCGCACAACCTGATTACAAGGGCGTAATCACGCTACTGGAGGATGCTAAAGCCGGAGATGAAATCAAGATTGCCGCATGGAAGAAAGCCACCAGAGTCGGTGAACTTATCTCTCTAGCACAGGATACTTGGAAGCCTGATCCGAACTACCGTCCTGCTCCTCGACCAGCACCTGAACCGGCATTAAAGAAGCCGAAAGAGTACGACCCGTTCAAGGATGATAGCGTTCCTTTTTAGAACGGAAGATAACTTAGATACCTTTTTAATATGGCTGCTAGTCGCTCACCTACACAGCGATCACTGGAGTATCTCCGCGATCTTGGCTATCACTGCGAGATCGTGGAGAAGTGGAACAGCTTCACCAAGCAGAGGAAAGACTTGTGGGGCTGGTGCGACATTCTAGCGATCAGGGAGAACGAAGTCCTGGCGGTACAGGTGACGGCTTCTGCCGTTGCTAATCGTATTCAGAAGATTCAAGAATCAACCACGGTTGCGTTAGTCCGTAAGGCCGGTATCCGAATTGAATGTCACGGCTGGCGCAAGAATAGTAAAGGCAGATACGTTTTAAGAGTGGAGGATATTTCATGAACGCAGCAAACATAGAGAAGTCAGACAGACTACAGCGAGTGCTAACACTACTGAAAAGAGGTGGTGAATACACAACCCTAGAGATTATCCAGAACGCTGGAGTCTGTGCAGTCAACAGCATCATTTCCGAACTGCGGCAGAACGGTTATCAAATCAACTGCCAACGCCGCGCTGACAAGTGGTTTTATAGGATGACAACATGAATAAAGTATTTATCGCCACCCCTATGTATGGTGGTCAGTGTTTCGGGTTCTACACGCAGTCACTGCTGCAACTGAACAACCTGCTGCGGGATAACAATGTTCAATCCATGATGTCTTTCATGTTCAATGAAAGCCTGATCACCAGGGGACGCAACGCATTAGTACACCAGTTTCTAAAGACTGACTGCACTCACCTGTTCTTTATCGACGCTGACATTCGTTTCAATGCGGCTGACGTATTGCCTATGCTAGCAGCAGACAAGGACATTATCTGTGGCATCTACCCCAAGAAGGAAATCAACTGGCAAGGGGTCAAGAACGCTCTGGACGCTGGTGTAGACGTAGATAGCCTGAAACACCACACAGGTAGCTTTGTAGTTAACTTGGTGGGCTATTCAGGGTCTGTGACGGTTCCGATCAACGAGCCTGTGGAGATTTGGAATGGCGGCACAGGCTTCATGATTATCAAGCGGGAGGTGTTCGAGAAGCTGGCTGACAGCGTACCGTCCTACACCAATGACGTTACTGATCTGGCTGGCAACCTGAAAGCAGATGAGATTAAGGAATACTTTGCCACCAGTATCGAACCAGGAACGAACCGGCTGCTGTCAGAGGACTACCACTTCTGCCGACTGTGGCGAGAGTTTGGTGGTCAAATCTTTGCAGCACCGTGGGCGCATCTGTCGCACATCGGTAGTTATGTCTTTGAAGGCGCTCTAACGCCAGCACCCTAAGGAGAACAGCATGGCAAGGAAGGAAGTTTTAGAAAAGCATGATTTGCTCGACATCTTGAAGGATGACTTTGATCTGAAAAATGATCGGGAGTTAGCGGAGTTTCTGGAAATACAACCATCCATGATTAGCAAGATCAGGAATGGAAAGATGGGAGTAACGCCAAATATGTTGCTGATCATTCATGACGCAACAGACTGGAGCATCCAAAAGATTAGAGGCTACCTACCTGGTAGCAGCATACAGTAATGACGCTCTACTTAATTGCAGGAATCATGATGGGGATGGGGTTTGCCATCCTTATCGCTTTGATTTCCTTTTTGCTGTTTTTGCACTTTGCCTGAAAGCGGCTGTGGTGGGAGCGCCTTTGCTCCCTACCTTCCGCATCCGTTCTCCGCTACCAGCTTTGATCCTGGCACGTTTGGCATGAATGTTGGCGTACAGTCCTGGTTTCATTTCAGCCCCCAAAAGTATAAGTCGTGCGAACTATGGTTCGTTATAAACTGACCTTCTCTGAACACTGACAAATCTATTTCCTGCCGCACATCTTCCTCTGTCAGGTTCCGGTAGTAGTCACCACAGAAAGGCGCGTCGTGCGGTGTTGTGCGCCGTGTGCCGTGTTCTGCCCGTCCTGTGGTGGCACAGCTAAAGAATAGCAAACCACTGCACATTCTGATCATGTTCTTGAGTGTCGCTACCCACTCAGGGTTATGCTCAAAACACTCGCAACTTGCAACAACGTCAAAACTATTATCAGGGTAGGCGAGGTCTTCTCCTCTAGCCACCACATCAACGTCGCGTCCTGCGCCAAGATCAACCCCAACATAAGTGCATTGCTCAAAGAATTGTCTTATTGAGCCGTTGATGTTCAAACTGCCCACCTCCAGCACTTCTTTGCGTATGAAGTAGTCAGGGAACTTGGTCTTGAGGCTAGCAACAAACTCGACCTGCGCCGGATGACTCAACGGCAACCCCAACGTCTTCTAGCGGCCTTACCGCGCTCACCCTTCCAGGACTTAGACCGCGCACAGAACGACTTGTGGCGAGGATTCGACGGGTCTTTGGTGGGCGCTTTAAGATTGCTGCCGGTAGCGCGATTAGTTTTAGCGCGACCTTTCGCTGTCAGGCCAGCACCTTTAGACGCAGGTAGCTTTTCACCTCTGCCAACGGACAATCTGACGTTCTTAGACAATTTTCGCTCCCTGCTGTAGTTGCGCTAATGTCAGTCCACCTGTGTACTGGAAATGCGGAAACTCTTTGAATCGCTTCCAATCACCTGCCCATTCCAGTCCTGCTGCTTTGCCCAGTCTTCCAACAGTTTGCCATACAGGGTCTTTGGAATCCCATACTGGCTTGCCATTACGCACTGGTACAACGTCCACAGCACACCTGTGATTATGAAAAGATTGACCAGCTTTGGCATTGGTGACAATCCTCCCTGGCGCAGTCCTACCCTGTGCGTACAGCGCATCTTGGCTAGCGTTATCGCGGTAAGTGCTAGTGACTAGCAAATCTATACCGGCTTCATCCGCAGCCTTCAGAAACGCTTCCACACGGGTTCTCACCTGTGGCAGCAGGTCTTCCAACTTGCGGCTGTTTATCATCCCTTGCTAACCATCCCGACAATACCTGCCAGACCAAGGCCGACGGTAACAATGTGTTCAGCCAGAGCAGGGGCGACAGGAACACCGATAGCAGTTAGGAACAGCAACGCGCCGCGCCAAGTAGAGGGTTCTTTTGCACGATCAAGAATGTAGCTTTTCATATCATCACCTTATCTGTTGTGCAGTCATAATGATGGAGGGAATTGCAGGGTGAACAACGGGGCTAGTTGCTGCTGGTTCTGCTAAAAACTCGACGTTGGCATTGTCTGACGAATACACCATCTCAACGTGCTGACCTGCCGTGACAGACACAATAAAGTTCCAAGCCGCTACCTGATAAGGGCTGCTACTAGCAATCGTTAGTCGGGTGTCAGAGTTAGCAATGTCAGTGCCATTCAGACGAAACCAAATATTGATGGTGCTTCCTGATCCACCACCGCCTTGGTGATGCGCCTGTGCAGAGAACTGGATGTTGTAGGTTCCAGCGTTAGCAAAGGTCATACGGGATTTCTTATTACTGGTTCCGAGTTCCATCGAAACACCACTGGCATCTGCGGTGTTCTCGCAGTACAACAAGGTTGGCGTATTCACACCGTCTGACTGTGTTGTAGAACTAAAGAACGACCCGTAATAGCCAGCAAACTGAGTCGTGTTGTTGATGATCAGGCCACCGGCTGTTCGTAACATTAGACACCATCCCCTGACACAATCGTGACAACAGCAGTGCTGGTGGCAGTTGCGCCTGTAAAGTAACGGTTAGAGTTCAGGGTAAAGACTTCCACCGAATTTGGCATTAACGTCAGCACTGATCCGTTGACGGTAGTGTTTGCCATCGTTGCAGCCGCAGCAGCCGTGCCTCCAAAACCAAGGTAGACAACCACATTGCCCTGGTTATGAATGCGGTACTGAGTTGCGCCAATAATGCTGGAAGTCGAGAGGACAGCCGTAGGTGGTGACACGGCAGCAGTAAATGTCACCGTGTTCCCCATCGGGGTGAAGGCCATGATCCCCATTAGTACACCTTCTTGCCGCCACCAGAAGTCGGGCTTTGCTTGCTGTTGTAGCTTTCATCAAAGCAGAACACTGACCGAAAGCCACCCATAGGCACTTGACCTGGTTGCCACTTCTGATATCGTTCTGTCGTATCAGATGGTTTCTGAGGGCGTACTGCTTTCGCGTACTTTTGGCTGTAGTTCAGTTCTTCAGCGCCTGGAACGCTACTCTTGAGAGTTAGGTCTTTCTTGTCGCGCATCTTTGATCCTTTCCATCTTTATCAAAAGGAAGCTGAACAGCGCAAACACGGCTAACGCTACCAGCCTTTCCCACTGCAATCCCCACATTGTCCAACACGCGAGGGCGAAATTCAGGCACATCGCTAATATCACCAACAATCTCTCGCTGATGACGTTCAAAGCCAGCCTTACCAACTGAATAGCATCCATAAAAGTATCCCCTTAAATAATGGATACTCATATCATACTACTCATCATCATCCGTGGCAAAACCAGCGCCCCAGTCATCGTCAGTAATCCTTGCCTTTAGTTGCTCAAGTTTTAACGCTCTGTCCAGAATCTTGGTTTTGTCGGTTAGGCTTGCCATCGGGTCACTCATAGTTGCTTTCAGTAACTGGCTGATGGCTTCCTCTAACTCTGGATTTATCCCCTTTTGCTTCTTGCTCATCTCTTGCCCTTGCGCTTCTGCATTTGCTTCTGTTGACGCTGCATCTTACGCATAGGCTTAATCATGGTCGGTGGTGGCGTTACCTCACCTACACCGGCTTCTTGTGGTCTACGTTGACGCATCACTTCCTCCCTTTTCTTGCCTTCCTAGCAACACTCAAGGCTATCGCCACCGCTTGCTTCTGCGGTCTGCCACGCCTCACCTCACGACTTATATTCTTGCTAATCGTCTTCTGACTGTAACCTTTCTTGAGTGGCATCTTTATCTCCCAGGTTGCATAGATAACGGGTTTCCAGCGCCGGTAATCACATCCATGCCTGTTCGTGCTACGGGCGTACCCAACTGCGGCACGGCATAGGTAATCACAATGTTCCGCAATGTCCGGTTCAGGAAGTCCAACTTCTGCGGTTCTGGTAGTGTGGAGTTAGCAATAGTGTCGAGTTGATCACCGATCTGCTTGATCTTCCTAGCATCCATCAGGCCAGTTCTAGCCAGGGAATCCGACAGACTGGTTTGCCAGAAACGCTGTGCGCCGAACACACCCTGCGTTGCCTTGTCTGCCATTACTTGCCGGATAGCAGCCTCCAGGGTTTCCTTGCCCTTGGGTGCAGCCGCTAGTGCTGGAGCAACCCGATCCCACAAGGTTCTGTCACCCGACGTAATGATGGACGCAACCCGCGCAGCCGGTTCTTCTGTGCCGAGGATAGCGTTGGCTTCCTTCTGTGCCGCAGCCGTGATCTCACCCGCACGTTTCTCACCCGCAGCCACAGCGCGTTCTGCTTCCTTACCGGCTTGCTCACCACGCTTAGTGACGCGACCACCAACCTTTGCCATGCCACCAGCCATACTCTCAGCACGTTCCAGGTTAGCAACGTAGGTGTTTGCAGCCTGACGCACCTCCGGCAAAGCAGCCAACCAATCCGAGTTCTGCTTGCTGGTTAGCCAGTTCTTAGCAGCCTTGGCATCCATGTTGGCAATAGTCTTAGCCACATAGTCACTGGCTTCCTTGGCTACCAAGTTACGATCACCTGTTAGCGCAATCGCATCTTGAACCGACTGCTGGCTATTAAAGAGTGCAGCAGGAAGACCTTTAGCATCCGATTTGAACTGTTCTGGATCAATCCGATCCATCGCTGTGGCTTTAGCACCGGCTTTTGTTCTAAATTTATTAAGTAGCTTGGAAGCAATTTCGTATTCGCTTTGCAATACGTCGTGCGATTCACCAGCAAACTTAGATTGGATGTTGCTGATCTTGGCGTAATACTCTTGGGCGATCTTCTGACCTAGCGCCTCATAGCCTTCAGCAGCCTTACCAAACGCCGTGTCACCTAACCGCCGACGCACATCATCCAAAGCATCAAACGATGTTGGAAACGTCTTGAACTCTGTTGGTTTGCCAGTTTTGTCATAAGCAATCGCTACCCGTCTTGCTGTTACGGCATCATAAATGTTTTGATAAGCCCTTAATACGCCAGGTTCGGTCACAGGCGCTGTTTGCTGTTGTCTAGCAGTAGCGCCAATTAGCAACTTGTTTCGCAAGTCCTGAACTAACTCTTTGTACTCCGGCGTAGATTCAACCAGAATACCTTTGGTTTCTTTAGCAGCCACAGCCGCATCACGAATTGCCTTTTGTTTCTTATATGCGTCAGAACGCTCTAACGAACCCGTTTCAAAGCGAGAGAGGATACGGTCACGCAACGTCCTGCCGATCTCTGACACTTCTCTGGTGGAATCACCTACCTGGCGTAACGCACCTTTCGCACGGTCAATAACCGTCTTCTTGCCTTCTTCCAGTTCCGCAGCAGTGCCAGCCAAACGCTGTGCTGCGCCACGTTCTTCCCTAGAAACGCGCTCACCGGCAGCAGTTGCAGCCCTAGCTTCAGCCTCTGCCACGCTAGTAGATTTGCTAACAGCATCACTCAGGGTGTCGTATATTTTTTTCTGTTCGTCGGTTGTAAAAGGCGCATTCCGCAATTCTTGGATGCGTTTTAGTACCAATTCACGCTGAGTTCCAGCAAGGTTAGCAACGCCAACATCTTGCATGACACCCCTGATAATTGACCCACCCTGACCACCAGTAAATTTGTTTACTATGGCAGAACCGAGCGCAGTCGCTGCTTTGCCGCCTTGGGCAAACAACTCAAATGGCGCTAAACCACCAGCAACTCTGGCTGTTTCTGCAATGTACGGAGGCGCACCAGCAGATTCAGCAAGTTGCCCTAAACTTTCGCTGGTAGCACCACCTGCCGCACCAAATGCAGCCGATCCTGCTCTGGCTTTACCGCCTGTCATAGCAGGAACTGCGGCTCTCATAGCCTTACCAGCCATTTGTACAGGCTTGTAAGGAATGCGCTCCATGCCACGACCAAGTGTTTCTGCCACCTCTGGCGCAGCAAAGCCGGTAATGCCACCTAAAGCGGTGGAGTATCCAATATCAGCCATCGGGTCTTTTTCTTTTTTAGGCTGACTGGAAAGTGACTTTTGTTTTTCTAACTCTAATAATTCGAGTTCTTCAGATTCAGTCATTAACCGCCCTCCCTCGCTCTTTGTTTGGCGCGTAACTCTTGCAGTCTTTTTTCTTGCTCGTCCGACCAAGTTCCGCCGCCGCGCATCTCACCTTCTTTGGTTGGCAAAACAAGTTGTGGTGCGCCTTCCATTGTTGGAACATATTTTTCTGTAAACGTCTGCCTAGAACCTCTAGTTGCAGCAGTAACATCTTTTACTTCAAATGGAATAGCTTCATCCAAAGCCGTTGATGCTTCTTGCATATCTGTAATGTAACCAGCCTGCGCCCCAGGATGACTCTTAAACGCTTTGAACAAGATTTTCAATTCCTGCTTCATACGCGCCAGGAACATAGCTTGTGCTGCCGGAGAATCTCCCTTCTGCGCTACCTGTTGCTTATAAATGTCTAACACAGACTTAGCAGAAGAGTTGGCGTAACCACCGCCCAGCGCACGACCCATGTTGTATTCAAGACCGGCGATCATTTGTTGCATCAAACGCTCATCCTCTGGCGTTATTTTTCTAGCAAAAGTGTTTCTTAATGAAGTTGTCAAACTCTCACCACTTTTACCTGTCATACCAGCAAATGTACCCAGCACCGTATCAGCAGGTTGCGAGGTAATGTTCAACAAGTCGGTCGTTGCTTGCAGTGCAGATTCGTGAATGTTGAACGCATAACGGTCATTAGCAGCGCCACCTTTAGTTCCAACGCCAAACTTCTTAGAACCAGGCTTCAATCCAGTTTCAATCGGAGGCGCAGCAGGATTACGCATATTTACCGCCATCACCTTACCGTCTTGCTCTATCAACTGATATTGCGGTGTGCCGCCACCAGCAAGCGCCATTTGCCTTAAAGTTCTAGCCTCACGCTGACGATCTTCTTGCATTTGAACTTGGAACATCATCTGACGTTCTTTTTCATCAGCGCGAGTGCGTTCTTTTTCTAAGCGATCAACAGTATCTCTGGCGCTTTTATCCAACGATCTTAGATATTCAACAGCTTTTGGCAAACCATATTTATCAGCGTACCTAGAAATAAAGTCAGCATCGTTCTTTGTGGCAACCATTTTTAGCTTTGCCAACCCTTTGTCATAATTGACTGATGCTGTCTGCATTACGTCATCAAGTTCGTCATTGATCGAATCAATACGAGTTTTTAACGCTTTGACATTGGTTTCAAACTTATCTTTTTCTCTGGCATACAAGTCCATCCGACCTTGCTGGTAGCCGGTAGCCATGCCATTCATAGCCGACATCGCAGCCATCGCATTACCTTTGCCGCCAGCACCCACAGCAAACCCAATAACACCGATTAAGCTAAACAGAGTAGCCATATCATTTGCATTGTCCTGTGTAGGAATAAATGCTTTTGGCATGGACTCACGCAGCCGTGTGCGTTCAGCGCGTAACTCTGGTGCTTCTATATCTCTTGCCCGTTGTTCCGCTAAATCAAATTCGCCTTTAGCTGTTTCTGCTGCTGTTTTTGCTTTTTGTGCTTGCTGCATACCCTCAAACTCAGCCAACTGAGCAGTAGCGTTGCCCAATGCCCTGGTAGTTTGCTCACGCTCTTGATATGCCCTATCTAACGGCGTTTGTTGAAGTTTGGGCTGTTCGGCAGCCTTGGCTGCGCGAGGAGCCAGCGGGTCTGGCATTCCCGTCATTGTTTGCAAAGCCGAACTAAAACGTGGATCAGCCATGTTTACCTCACGACTTGAGTTTGAGGTTGTGCGATTTGTGGTGCTTGTCCGTATGACATTCTGGCAATGTTAGTAAAGTAGTTATTCGTCAACTCATTTACATACTGATCTGCCGACAAGCCTGTACGAATAGCACCGGCTGCAATCTGATCACCGATATTCGCCACCTTCAGACCCATCTCATACTGGCCTTGCAGTAGTTGCTGACGGAAGGCTTCCACTTGGGCGGCTGCTTGTTCTGCACCTACGCCGCCACGACCCGCAACACCCTGTGCTGCACGGGCTTGCAGTGCCTGTATCTGTTGTTGGGCAGGGGCTGTCAACTCACCACGCTGTGCTTGCTGAAGTAATGCCTGACCTTGTTGCTGATAAGGCGCTGCCATACGCTGCATTTCTGCTTTTGCTTCTCTACCCTGCTGTGCAGCCTGACGCGATGCCAAGATACCAGGCAATGCTTGCAGACCAGCTAGACCTAGCTTTTCCAGCGTTTCTGGTTGCTGAAGACGCTGCCCAATCCGATCCAAGAAACCAGGAGGTTTAGTGACCAAATCAGGTGGCGGTGGGCTGTAATCTGAGCGTTCCATTTCATACTGAAACGGATTTACATAACCCGTTGGAGTGAAATAAGTAGTTGGCTCTCCTGTGACATCCATTAAACTTCGCCTTGCTGACATTCCACTAGGAAATTCAGTTTCAGCAATAGCTTGAGCAGCAAACCTATCATCCATCGTTTGATTTGGAGTAACGGCTGGATAGGGTGTTGCGCTACCTCTGTATTGGTCTATTGCTTTTTGTTGCGTCGGATCACTGTATTCGTAGGTTTCTGGCGCATTAAAACCATAGCTAAGTTCAGGCTGCGCCCTAGTAGCGTATCCACCAGTTCTAATATTAGGCGCATCAAAATCAGCGTAATCGCTTATGTTGAAGCCATCATAGAACTCTGGCAGACCCGTATCAGGGTTAGTCGTGCCAGCACCGCCTCTTGCTTTCAGTAAGGCCGCTTCCTGTGGCGTGATGTGGGCAAGCATGGTGTCACCCTTTCTGCCCTTGGAGGCAAGAACTTGGGCGAGTCCTGGCATATCAAGATCAGCCATGATGTCCGTCTTCAATAATCGTGCGATCTGCTTTGCCATCTTATGCTCCCATCTCATCTTTTAATTTCAACGATTCCACGTTCCACACAGGTCTGCGGCGACCTTCTTTGTCTGACCCAAACAGGGCTGTACCCGAATCCACCCGCAAGGCTTGTGCTAGCGCCTGTGAACCAGGTGTAGGCTCACCACCTGTGCCACCTAGATAAACAGTTGTGGGTGTTGGTTGAGATGGTGTAGACCGATCTCTTAATGTTTCTGATAACCCCAGTTCCAAACCTTCACTTAGCAAACGCTCTTGTCTTCTTGTAAGTGCCGGTGGATTGAAATCTCTGGTTTCTCTGTACGGTTCGGTATAGGCAGATAGGCTTTCTGGCGTAATCAATGTTTCAGCACGTTGGTACGCAGGTTGAACGCCGCCACCTTCCGCTTCTCTCATAGGCTGACTAGGCGCAAACCGAGATGAATACAGTAAGCTAGGATCGGCTACCAAACCAGTACCACCGCCCGTCGGAACCCGATTGGTAATACCCGTTTGTGATGGCGCTTCTGCTATCGGCGCTCCTCTTTCATACTGACCCTGCTGCGGTACTTTCAGTCTTGCCTCTCCCGCTTGCTGTGTGCCTTGTGCAGACCCCGCCTTAACACCCTCAACACCGGCTTGTGTAAGACCACCAACGGCTGCGCCTTTCAAGCCAGCTTCCAATGCCTGTTCAGGACTTGCGCCATAAGCCAACGCACCTGTTGCGCTACTTGCACCACCTGCTGCGGCAGCAGATACGGTGTTGGACACGGCTTGACTTGTGCTTGCTGGTAATGCACCTTTCGCCGCACCACCTGCCACACCTCCCACATAACCAGCGCCACCACTAACCACGGCTGATTTCAGGATGTCACCAGCATCACCACCAGATGCAGCGGTAATACCTGCGGAAATAACACCGGAACCAATAGCGGTAGCTACGGCTGTAGATACTGTACCCAGGCCAACCGCAGTGGCTACGCTTGCTCCAACGGCTGCGGCAGCGCCGGTAACTTGTGCGCCTATAACAAGTAATGGGGCGGCTGGCATTTATAACTCCAATGTGTAGCGGTACACTGGACGCATCTCTGTACCGATTAGATTTACGGACTGCTCGACCTTTACCGGCAACTGCGTCATCTCAGAAATCTTCTGAAACCGAGGATCGTCACTGTAAGTCGATGCTTTTTTAACACCAATGTTCTTCAGGTACTTGGATAACTCCACAAAGTTCTTAGCCAACGCCTGTGGCGTTTCTTCTGAGAAGGTATGTATCTCTACCTCACCAGGCGCTTTCACCATGACTAGAAATAAGCTGTTACCCAAGTGAACCAGCTTGTTCTCGGGAGCCTTCAGCATCTCTACCAGCGCACCCTGCGCTAGCCCTACCTGCTCTTCATCCGGCAACGCCCTCCGCAACGCAGACTCTAATATCTGCATAGGTTGCCTTTGTTGCGCTGCAACATCCATATTTTGTTGGGGAGGAGTAACCATATAATCAACTCGAAAGGTTTAGAGCTGCGGCAATCTGTTCGTGAATATAGTAGTGGGAAGCGATCCAATCATAGAAATCTTCCTCCTTATTCCAGTCGGTATCAAGCAAATTGAAGGGGTTATTTAGTCCTAAAAGGCTTGCGTAATACTGATGTTCGACCTGATGAGCCTGTAACCAGTCATCTAAGTTGTCGATATTGGCATCTATGAGGGGGTAAACGGGTACATATTCGCCCTGATCCATCACAGTCTGGGCAAATAGGCGGTGCTGCATCCCGTTTTCAAACAAAAACTCTCCCAGCGAATCCCTGTCGCCAAATTTGACGATGCTGAGAGTGTCAAAGTTCATACCTTGTCAACTTTTCCGTCGAGTTTGTCAAATATCTTGCCCAACATACCCTTGATGTCGGCAATATCAGTCTTGTAAGCCTCTTTGCTCACATAGTCGTGGGGTAAATCCCGAATGTCATCGTCCATACGGTCGAGCATTCTAGTAATGCGGTTAAGCGTCCAGCCACCAAAGAACGCTGCAATCCCCACTATGATGTTAAAAAGCATTTGGCCTTCCAATTTACACTCCGTAATAAGGAATCTTCTTGTTTACGCCACCGATTTGAATCGTAATGTAGCCTTCAGGCACTAGCGGCAGTTCAGACGTAGCAAAAGTAGCCGTCGCAGCCGTCGTACCCGTCAAATTTACGTTAGCAGAGGTCACATTTGCCGTGACACTGCCACTACTGACTGTAACATTCGCTAGTGTCAGGTTTCCGACACTGGTTGTCGTACTGCCAAGCGTTAATGTGGTGTTACCTAACGTGGTAGAAGAGTTAGCAAGATAGTTATTAGGAAATGTTGCCGCAACACTGGTGATATTCGCGTTAGCGAGTGTCGTATTATCGACAGACCCACCTGTAATCGCCACAGCGTTGGCGTTCTGTACCGCCATTGTGCCTAGACCAGACACATTTGCCGTAGCTTCCC